CCGTTGAGAAAAACAGGAGCTGTTTGTGCTCATCGTCCGACTGCTTCCTGCGTAGCTTGTCGATCCAGCTCATCAGTCAGGCATCTCATCTTGATTTTCCGGCTCGGCTGATTCCTGCGGCATGGTTTCCCGTGCCTCAGGTTCCGGCTGGTCCATCTCAATCATGCCGCCGTTCTGCGTGCCCTCCAACTCCTCTTCCACGTCGAAGTCGTCGCCCAGCACCTCACCAGCCTCCAGCTGCTCCAACAGCGTGGACTGCGTGATGGTGCCCGCCGTGTAGAGCTGCAGCAGTGCCTGGATCTCATCGGGCTCCAGACGTGCCGCCATGAAGTCACGATTGACAAAGGAGCTGCCGGCCTCAGGAATCTGCAGGTAGTCCGCGTGATACTGCAGGCAGTTATCAATTAGGTCCTGCATCTGCTGAGCCACCACCTGCATGGTGCTGTCGCCTTGGCTGCGGTCGATCCGTTTGGATGCCGCCGTTTCTGCTGACAGCTTTTGGCCCAAAATCGCGGCCAAGCCCAGCTCGTTGATCTGGCTGGCGATTTGATCAAGCCGGCGGAACTGAGCATCGAAGCTCCGACCCTGCGGTTCGATGTACTCCGCCTTGGCATCCTGGGGGAGGGCCATTGCTTCGCCGGGGCCTGCGCTGATCTCCTCGGCTGACTGGGGGAAGCCATACACGGCCAACATCGGCACCGCTGAAATGTGCAGCTGGTTATCAAGGTCCGACTGCACTTGGTACGCCTTTAGGTTCAGCTCGGCAATATCAGCCAGCGGCGGGCGTGATTCGAGGATGCCCGTCCGGTTGGCATAAGCCACAGCAAACGGGATTTCATCGAGGCTGGTTGTGCCCTCCTCAACCACTCGGTAGTCGCCCTTCTTGTCCTTCTGGTGGACCTCGAAAGCGCCAGGGGTCAACACGCGCACCTGCTCCACCAACTTCTCGCCGTAGTCGCCCTCAGGCTGCACAACCTTCTCAAACAAACGCAGCTGGGTCAGCTTCTGCTGCCCGTCGATGATTTCACTACGCCAGCCCAAAATATCCGGCGGCGAATAAATGCTCCAGTACGGTCGGCCGTTTTCACCCGCAGCCGGTGCATCCACCAGCACGCCGACGTGACCGTACCGGATCATTTTTCTGGCTGCCTCGTACAAGAAGACATCCAAGTTATTGCCAAGAAGATCAACATCAAACAGCTGTTCGGTGACCGTGTCGCTTACGTCTTGCAGCCGAATTGGCTTGCGGGTCAACATGCCGGCTAGCAAGCGTTCGAGCCTGCTGAAGTAGGGGGGCAGTGTTGAACGCATGAGGCGAGCGTCATAGCTGGAGTCTTGCTCTCTTGGTTCTTGCGGAAGATATTTGCGGTGCTTTTTCCTGATGCCGAATGTTCCCAGGTTGATCGCTTCAAGGAGTTCCCAATGGGGCTCCATGTTCACGTATGCGTTATTCGGGTCACTAACAATCGCAACGCTTGATGCACGCTGGCGACCACCTGCAAACGATGAATACATGCCCCGCCCTACTTAATAAGCACAGCTTAGTAAAGCCTGATTCCTGTGCCTCGACCAGCGCGGGCATGCAAGATCGAAAACTCTCTGTAAACGAGATAACCCAGCGCGTCGTTCATGTGGTCGTAGCCGGCGTCTTTGTCCGGCTCGCCCTGCTCCGTGTAGCTCTGCAGCTCTAGGCACTCAATCGTCCGCTTACAGTGCGCCGCTACCTGCAGCCTGACCTCGCCCTTCCCGTTCTCCAGCAAAGCTTGAACAGAAGCCACCCGATCACGGACGGGAGGATTCGACTTCGGTGATTGATTGCTGAACCCATAGGACTCAAGGATCGCGACATCGGTGCGGCTGGAATTCGTAGATCGTGCCGCTCCTGATGCGTCCGGGTAGGCCAGGATGC